CCCCCAAAAATAATCCGGGAGCCCGGCGGGGGCTGAAATTTGGGGGGGGGCGGCGAAATTCGGGGGGGGGCGGCGGCGAGCCGACGGCGGTCGGGTATCGTCGGCGGCATGAGCGACCCGAACCCGAACCCGAATCCAGTAGGCGAAGCGACCGAAGCCGCGCGAGCCGAACACGTAGATCGGCGGCTCGTTTCGGAGCTCGGTCCGAGACCCGAACGCATCTTGCAGTTCTTCGCCGCCGACCACTTGCCGGCGCACTTGCGCGAAGTGTCGCAACCGTTCGGCGAACTCGCGAAGCGGCTCGTCGCGGAGCTTCCGAGCAATCCAGAACGAACGGTCGCGCTTCGGAAGTTGCTCGAAGCGAAGGACGCCGCGGTTCGCGCGCGGCTGTTCGTCGAAGGCTAGTCACGTGCGGCTCCGTCGTTTGGCGTTCGCGCTCCCGAGCTGGTCGGGCGCAATGATCGCTAGCGGCGACGCTCCTTCGACGTTGCCGACGATGCGTCCGGCGTTGCCTTTCTGGGTGGCTAGTGCGTAGTGATCCAAACGCCAAGGGCCATAGTGTCCGGTGGTGCGGTTGTGCAACGCGCACTCCGTGAGCGTGTAAAGCGCGCAGCGGCGCACGGCGAAGGTCCGATAGAACCATTCGGCGTCGACCGCGTACCATCCGCGGCGACCGGCGTCGTCCAGGTAGCCTTGCCACACTGCGCGGCTTGGCCACGTCGCGCGGTCCGGGTCGTCGTGCACGTGTTCTTCGACCCACGCATGCGCATAGCGGACGCCGGTACTCGATACGCACACGGCATGCGCGACGCGGATCGACGCGAGTATGTCGTCGCGCAAGGTCGGGTCGTCGAGCCGTAAGAGCTCTAGGAAGTCGAGCGCGTCGTCGAAGCAGTGGTGTGTGGGTCGAAGCGTCGGCATCATGACTGCTCGGGGTCCACGTTGAAGCCGGCAGCTTTTAACGCGTCAACGATTGCCTGCTCGGTCTCGCCCCACATGATCATGAACTGAACGCCGGGCACTCCAAGCGGCTCTAGGTCGACGAGTATGGGCTGGCTTTGTCTGAGCCTTTGCAGGTTGCCATCGGACAGCCCGAAGGTGATGAGCTTCGCGCCCGTCTTTGTGCTTGCCGTGAATTTGATCATGACTCGTCGGCATCGCATGCGACCGGCGAATATGCAATCAATGGCGCATGACAGACGACGAGTGGAACGCATGGGTCGAAGCGCGACCGGAAGCTGTTCGAGCGGCGGCTCGGCGGTGGCCAGGCTGCAGCGGCGGCAAGCTGATTTGCTATCGGTCGACGGAGAACCCGAGGTTTCACTACACGATCTATAGCTATGCAGAGACGCCGACCGGCGTCACGTGCACGTTAGTCCATGGGCGTGACTCGACGTTGCCGGGCGTTAGCGCGTTCGGGCAGCCACTCGATCAGCTCATTCCGTGTGGCTGCGGCGAGTGGAAGCCGCCGACCGATGAGCAGGGACGAGCGACGCGTCGGCGGCTCGAACGCATGCGCGGCGGTTGACGCGGCGATCGGTCGCACACATACCGGGTGCATGAGTTCCACGAAGCGCGGCGGGCAACGGTCGGCGGCTGACTACTATCCGACGCCGGGTTGGTGCGTCGAACGGCTGCTCGAAGCGGTGCCACTGCGTGGCGGCGTTTGGCTTGAGCCGACGGCTGGTGATGGCGCCATCGTTCGAGCCGTGAACGGCTATCGTCAACGGCATGCTTTCCCGGTGCTCGAGTGGCACTTGGCAGAGCTCGAAGCGCGACACGAGCCGGCGCTTCGACGTCTCGCCGGTCCGAGCGGGTATGGGGGAAGCGTACACATCGGGTCGTTCCTGGACTACGCGAAGCCGAGCGGCGTCGACGTCGACGTCGCGATTCTGAACCCACCGTTCAGGATCGCGAGCGAGGTAATCGAGCATGCGTTCGAGCTCCGCGCGGCGGTCGTCGTCGCGCTGCTACGGCTGAACTATCTCGGGTCGGAACGTCGGGCGGCGGCGCTGCGCGCGTTCATGCCGTCTGTGTACGTGCTACCGAATCGCCCGGCGTTCGACGATCGCGGTACGGATTCGGACGAATATGCATGGTTCGTTTGGCAGCGTGGGCGGGGTCAGGGTGGCCAAGGTCGAATCAGCGTACTCGAGTCGACGCCACGTGATCAGCGCGTGCGACTTCCTCGATCGGCTCGAAGCGGTCACAAGTCGAGCCGGTCGAGCATGACAGCGACACGCTCCGCGGCGTCGGGATAGTGGGAGAGGATATCGGCGAGTGCTTCGCGAAGCTGGCGCCACCGTGGATTGTTCCGGACGATACGGTCGTCGACTTGCTCGGCGGCGAGCTCGAGGCCGGCTTTCTGGCGCAACAGCTGCGCCTCCATACGGACGACGCGCATGTAATCGAGCGCGCTCATGCCGGGCGTTGCGCGCTTGCGGCGAACCTCGTCGATCAGAGCTTGCGTGTCGGCGAGGGTCGCGCTCACGCCGATCGCCGCCGCTGTCGAAGCTTGTATCTCGGAGATCGCCCGGACCGGCGTGGGCGTGGGCGTCAACGAGCTCGAAGCGGTGGTCGACGGTGCAGCGAGGCCGGGTGGATCGGGCGGACGATCCCAAGTCTCCACGGGGATCGAGTAGACGTCACGCATGCGAGCGCGCGCAGCTTGTGAAGGTAGCTTCAAGCCGTGTCGCCATAGATGCACGGACTGGCGCGATCGAACGGCGAGTTCGCGCGCAATCCGCGCAATCGACGCCGGGACTGCGCGCAACATAGCTTCGCCTTGTGTAATCGGCGGCGTTACGTATACAGTTGTATTCGACATGCCATCTCCCGAGAGTATCATTGTATACATCATGCTAACAGTCATACTAACTGTTAGTGTCATAGCTATATTTGACTGTATAACGGATAGCGGTATTTAGCGACGTTTGCGCGGATCCCACGTATCGCGCATCGCATACGGATCGACGAGCGGCGTTCGAATGTCGGGCGGCGGCGTCGACGGTGGGAGCGGCGTCGGGTCATAGGTCATCCAGGTGGGTTCCCACGTCGATAATGCGAGCGCGTCAAAACGATCGGGCGATCTTTTCAGAATGGCCTTGATCGAATCTTTGTCGATCAGGTTTAGGCGCGAACGGTCGTCGATGCTCCAGGTCATGACGTGGAGTTCGGCGGCGAGGTGGTTATCGGAGATCAATGATCCGCCCGATCGAATCCAGCGTTCGAGCGACGCGCAGACTTGATCGCGAACGAGCGCGTAGTTCTCGTGATCGCGGAACGGTCGGACCGAGCCGCGAACGCCGATCAAACGGAACCCATACGGGTGTGCTTCGTGGTAGGCGCGGAACGTTCCGTATACTTCGGCGCCGACGGCTCCGTCGCGATCGATCACGACGACAGGCACTTCGCGATCGACGCCGAAGGTTCGGATCAAAAGCAGAACGTGTCCGAGGATCGCTTGGGCGGTCATGCCGCGGTGCGCCTCGAGCGCGAGGTGCCGGAACCCTCGGCGCACGCTGAAACCTGACTCGTCGCCTTTGGAGCCGGAACCGGCGGGATCTATTCCGACGAACAAGAGGCCGTCGGCTGGCGCGTCTTCGAGGCGCTGTTGGGCGGCGGTGATCAAGTCCATCGGGAAGATCCGGCCGATTTCTGCTTGGCAAAACTCTCCGAGAATGCGCACGCGAAAGAACGCGGAGTCGCGACCGTATTCGCCTTCGAGCTCGTCGACGTATTGGCGAGTCGCGAGGCCGGGGATTACGACGCGCCCGGCGACGACGTTCGGGGATTCTTCGGACGAGATACGCATCCGGTGAAACACGGATTCATCGTCGTTGAAGATCCGATAAAAGAAGCCTTCGTTACGGGTCGGGTTCGATATGCAAACCAGCTTGCCGCCGCCGCTTAGGTTGCCGCGTATGGCTTCGTAGATGAGATCTTCGACGCCGGTACACTCGTCGATCAGATACAGGTTGTTCGGGCCCGAGATGCCTTGCACGGCTTCCGGCTCGCGGCTCGTGAAGCCGAAGATCATGCGGGTTCCGTCACTCGAGGTGATGCCGGTTCGAGCGAGTGAGCCGACGCGACCGGTATCGATAAGAGCCGAATGCGCGCACGGTCGCGGTCCGTGCGGGTCGCTTCGCTTGCAGTCGATGCAACGTCCCGACTCCATAAGCACGCGCTGGAGCTCGTACCAGACGACCTTGTTTAGTTGCCGGTCGGTCGTCGACGAGAGGATCGATTGCGAGTTCGGGGTGCTGCAGTACCACCACAGGGCGAGCGCTGCGATCGTCCGAGTCTTTGACGTCTTTTGGCCAGAACACACGCCGACGCGATCGAAGTCGCGCACGGCTTCGAGTAGCTCTTGCTGGCGCGACCATGGTTCGAAGCCGAGGATCTGTCGACAGAACCCGACAGGATCGAGGACGTATCGATCGTTGGGCCACGTGAGGGAAACGCGCTCATGAAGCTTCGCGCGGATTGCGCGCGCCAGATCAGCCCCCATCTTGATCCGACTTGATTCGTTCGACGCGCGCGAACCGAGGCGAGGCCGGCGGTCTTTGATCGAGACTTCGTTCGAGTAAGTGACCATAGTAAACCTGTTAGGTTTACTGTCGAATCTACTAGAGCGCCAGTTGATACTGATTGCCTCGAGCCGCTTACCTAAGCGGATCAATGGCGTCACTACTCCAGCGCGTGGCTGACGTGTTGCTCGGGCGCTCCGCGTACGCGGAAAAGCCGAGCATGGCGACTGGCTCGAACGAGCTCACGTCGCCGCAAGTGATCCGCGCGCGCGAAGCACTCGGCGGCAACCTGGCGCCGCCCGGTCGCGTTCCGACGCGTCTGTACCTTGCTGACGTTGAGACGGCGACGATTGCCGCGGATATGGGGCAGATCAAGCGGGCGGCGCAGCTTATGGCCGCTGCAAAGCAGGACGGCGTTTACTCCGGCGTTCTGTCGACGCGAACCGACGGTCTCGTTCGACTGCCACGCAAGTTCGTGGGTGACTCGGAGATCTGCGCAGCGCTCGAAGCGGGGCACACGAGCGGTTCGACGAATACAGATCCGCGGAGCGACTTCGACGAGATGTGCCCCCCGAAGGAGCTCGCGTTACTCGCCGCCGACGGCCTTACGCTCGGCGTCGGCGTGGCGGAGCTCGTCGAAGTGCCGGGGCGTGCGTATCCCGTGCTCGTGCGGCTCGATCCGCAGTTTCTCGTCTACCTATGGTCGGACGGCTGTTGGTACTACCAGTCCGTCGCCGGCATGCTGCCGATCACTGCAGGCGATGGACACTGGGTGCTCCATTGTCCAGGCGGGCGCGTTTCGCCTTGGCAAAACGGTTTTTGGCGAGCGATTGCGCGCGCGTACATCCGCAAAGAAACCGCTTCGCTACTGCGCGACAACTGGGAGCAAAAGCTGTCCAACGCTGCGCGTGTTGCCGAAGCTCCGCAAGCGGCGACCGAAGATCAGCAACAGGGATGGTTTCAACAGGTCGCGGCTTGGGGGATCAACACGGTTTTCTCCACGAAGCCGGGGTATGTGGTCCGGCTGTTGGAGTCGAACGGGATCGGATGGCAGTCGTATTCAAAGACGATTGAAGATCAGGATCGCGAGTTCCAGATCTGTGTTGCCGGCCAGACCGTAACGACCGAGGGGAAAAGCGGTTTCGTATCGGCCGATCTCTACAAGTCGATCCGAAGCGACTTGATTCAGGCGACGGGCGACGATCTCGCTTACACCGTGAACACGCAGGTGTTGCCGGCGTACGTGTTCAACGTCTACGGCGAACAAGCGCTCGAGTCGCGCATCGTCGTAATGGGGTGGGATACGACGCCGCCGAAGGATCTCAACTCGGAAGCGACGTCACAGGTTACGGCGTCGACGGCGATCAAGGGGCTTACCGAGGCGCTGGCGCCGCATGGGAAGCGCGTCGACGTTGCGCAGCTGTGCGTCGACTTCGGCGTTCCGATCCTTGGCGATGGCGATGGTGATGGCGCGAACGATGGCGCGTCGAACGACAACGCGGCTAAGGGCTCGAGCGGTGCCGGCGATGGAACGCCGATCGAAGGTGCAAGCGCTGCAGCTGTCGATCTCGTGGCGTCACAGAAAGACGCGCAGGATACGGCGTTGAATGGCGCGCAGATCGCGTCGCTCGTGCTCGTCGTGCAATCGGTCGCCGATGGCAAGATCCCAAGGGATGCAGCGATCGGGATCATCAAGCGTTCGTTCTTAGTCGACGACGCGACGGCGGCCGAGATGCTCGGTTCGGTAGGAGCCGGGTTCGTCCCGACTGCCGCCGAAGCTCCACCTACCGAACCGAGCGCGCCCACTAGCACACAAGAGGCGGCGGAATGAAGCCAGAAGATCAAGCGGCGAAGCTGCAGCCGTTGCAGCGTTTCGAGCGCGTCGGCGAACTCGCGATCCGCCCGCAAGCGTTCTTCGAGTTCTTTCTACCGCCGCCGACGGATCGCCGGAACGCGCTCGTCGGCAGTGTCGAGATCGTCGACATATTCGGGCCGCTTACGACGCGCGCGGAGATGTGGTGCGATTCTTACGAGTCGATTGTCGAGCGCGTAGGCATCGCCGCCGCTCGACAGGAAACGTCGACGATCGTGCTCCGCATGGATTCGCCGGGCGGCGACGCGCAGGGGATGATCGACGCGGCGAATAGCATCGCGTCGATCTGTCAGACTGCAGGCAAGCCGATCTATGCGTACGTTGGCGCGCAGTGCTGCAGCGCTGCGTATGCGCTCGCGTGCGTCGCGGCTCGTATCTTTGTCGGGTCAACGGCGATCGTCGGCTCGATCGGCGTTCTGTCACGCCGCGTCGACTTCTCCCAACAGAACGCGGCGCGTGGTGTGAACGTGGCCTTCGTTGCGACGGGCGCGCGCAAGCTCGACGGGAACGAAGATGCGCCGATCACAGACGACGAGATGCGCGAACAACAAGCGCTCGTCGGCGAGCTCGGCGCGGTGTTCTTCGAGCACGTGGCGGCGCGTCGCCGGCTGAGTGTCGAAGCGGTCGCCGGGATGAACGGGAAAGTGTTTGCGGGTCGAGCGGCTGTTGCCGCGTCGCTCGCGGACGAGCGCGCGTCGTTCGACGAGCTGCTCGCAAAAATCGCAACAGGAGAGCTCAACATGACAGCGATGGAGCGAGCGCGCGCGGCGCTCGAAGAAGCGGCGAAGTCGGATGACGATACGGTCGCGAGCGGGGCACGCAAGGCATTGTCTGCGATGGATGAGAAGGACGAGCCGGCGGGCGCCGACGACGCGCCCGACACGACCGACGAACCGAAAGGTGCAGACGACAAGCCGGAACCGACCGACGACGACAAGAAGAAAGACGACGACGACAAGCCGGCGGCGATCTCGAAGCGGCAGTTCGCGGCGATCACGAAGTCGATCGGGGAGCTCATAGCGGAGAACAAGACGCTCACGGCGAAGCTCGCGAACGGCGACGTCGAAGCGTTCTACGCGTCGCGTACTGACTTGCCGGCGACGCTAGTCGAGCGGCTTCGCGCGTTGCCGCTCGAGGAAGCGAAGGCTATCGCGGCGGCTATCCCGGTCGCGAAGCCTCCGAAGCTTCCGGCGAAGCCGAGCACGCAATCGATCAAGCCGACGCAAGGCAAGACGCAAGGCGTGGAAACCGGACCGCGATTGTCTGCAGAGGCGCAAGCGAAGCTCGACGCGCGCATGGGGCTCGCTCCGGCGCCGAAGCTCGTCAACAAGCGGATCGGGAACACGACGTTCGTCGGCGTCCCCGAAGATTACCAGCTGCCTTCGGCGGCGGAGTCGAGCAAGTAGCGCGCGTCGAAGCGCGCTCGAACTAACACGACAGGGAAGGTCAGGTCAGATCAATGCCTCGATTTATCAATCACGTTCCGATCAGTCAGTACGTATTCGCGTTGAAGGCAGCGGACGTCGCGGTTCAGGGCAACGTTGCATTCGGCGATCCTGCGACCGGCAAGGTTACGATCACACCGTCGCTTACGACGATCGCGGTCGGGCACTTTGCCGAGGCGTTTACCGGCGACGGGACGCGGAAGATCAACGTGCGTCTGTTCTCCGAAGTGGACGGGTATTGGTTCACGAACGACACGGGCGGAGTGGTGACGTTGGCGTTCACGACTGCGAACTATCTCAACGGGTCAACCGTAACAACGGCTGCGGGCCAGCCTGCGGGCTACGTGCTCGAAGCGAACTCGGCGCAAGTGCTCGTCGTTCCGCGCATCATCGCCGCGCCTGTGGCGGTCGAGGACCCGGCTCCCTGACAGTTGGGCGTCCGCCTAACAACAGATCAAAAGGATATAGGCAAGATATATGATTATCGATCCAGCGTTCCTCGGCTCACTCGAGTCGAACATGCGCGTGTTGTTCGACCAGAAATACGCGTCGTTGAATGAGGAAGCGTGGTGGCGCGTTTGCACGTATGAGAGCGTGAGCCGATCTCTAAAAGAGATCGTGTATTTCTCGCTCGAGACGGCGAAGTTGCATCGGGGTTACAAGGGCGGATTCAAGACGTTTGATGAGATCCGCTACCTGAACACGGCGGTCGAGAACGAGTACACGCAGTCGGGCTTGGAACTGACCGAGGCGGAGCTTTCCGATCTCGACGGCAACGGCGTTCAATCCGCTACGAAGTGGATTGGCGAGATTGGCCAGTTGACGGCCCATCACCCGCAACAGTTGTTGTCCGACTCGATCCTTGCGAACCCGGTCACGTATGACTTGCTGACGTACTTCAACTCAGCGCACTACACGAACGGCGTCGACACGCTCGACGGCGTTTATGCAAACGATCTGACGGGCGCAGCGTCGGGCTCGTATCCGGGCGCGTTGCCGATCGGCGGCGCGACGACACTCGATCAAGCGGCGATCAATCTCACGAAGGCGATCGCGTATATCAAGTCACTCAAGACGCCGACGGGCTATCCGCGCAAGCTCCGCGTGAAGGCGTTGATTGTGCCTCCTGCTTTGTACGGTCGCGCGGTTCAGCTGGTCATGGGCGCGTTCCTACCGGGCGCGGCGGTGAGCGGCGGCGGTACGGCTGACAACAAGCCGCTTGCGGCATCGTGGGGCATCGGGCAACCGCTCGCCGCCGATGAGCTGAGCGCGTCGTTCACGAACGGAAGCGATTCGACGTACTATCTCGCGACCGAGTTCACAGGCGAGGAAGGCGCGTTCATCTACTCGAACCGGCAACCGTTCGCGGTTCGGTACAACTCCGGCATGACGGACGCGGAGCTCGAACGCGCCGACAAACTCCAGTGGACATGCAAGGGCCGTAACGGGCTTTTGCCGTTGCATCCGTACGGACTGTTTCGCGTCAAGGCGACTTGAGAAACGGAAGGAGGTGTCAGGGTTATGGCGTATCTAACGTTAGAGGAGTTCAAGCTGTATTCGCTGATACCTCCTGAGTTCGTCGATCGTGTCGAGGTGCAGAATCCGGGGTTCATTGCGGCACAGCTCGAGCTGTCGTCGGCGGTTATCGATAGTCGACTGCGCAAGCGTTACGACGCGCCGTTCAAAGAACCCTATTCACTCGTGTTGCTGTCATGGCTGGCACGACTCGTGACGATGAGCGTGTGGCTTCGACGTGGCTATTCGCCGACGGACGAAGAGGCGCGGACCTATCAGGATCAATACAACCAAGTACAGACGGACCTAAAAGAAGCCGCCGACTCGGAGAACGGTTGGCTTGATTTGCCGCTTCGCCAAGACACGAAGCAAAGCGGGATCGTGACTCAAGTTCCGCGCGTCTACAGCGAAGCGGGCCCGTACGTGTGGACCACGAAGCAGCGGCAACGGGCGCGCGAAGAAGACTCGAACGGTGGGGGCACGTTTCAGTGATGGCAACGTCGAACCACGACGAGCTCCAGAAACTTATCCGGGCGGTGCGCGCAGTCGGCAAGCTCGATGAAGTCGCGGCGCCGCGTGTCGCTGAGGCGCTCGGCGCGGAGATCAAGCGGACCGTTGCCGCCGGGACAGATCCGTATGGCGTTCCATGGGAGCCGCGTAAGAGCGACGGGGGACGTCCGCTCGTTCACGGTGACAAGACGCTGCAGGCGCAGACGATCGGGTCGCTCGTGATCGTGACTGTCACTGGCGAGGACGCACGGCATTCGCTCGGGTGGGCTCGAGGTGGGCTCGTGCGAGAGATCATGCCGTCCAAGGGCCTTAGCGACCGTATGGCCGATGCGTGTCTCGAAGCGGTAGGCAAGGCGTTCCAGGAAGTCGTCGCGGCGGGGGAGCGCTCCAGTGGCTGACATTCTGGCGCTCGAGAACCTTTACAACGGCGTTCGCTCGTACTTCGAGACGAACGGGTGGGGGAAGGTTTATCAACCGTTCGGGTGGCGTGAGCCGGCGCAGCAACAGGCTGTGCAGGATCGTATCGCATGGGTGCCGGGCGACCGTTCGGGGTTCGTGGGAGAGATCGTCGGCACCACGCAACCGGGCGGAGTGCCGCGCTATCTCGCGACGCTGAATGAGGTGTTTCACGTCGTCGTGTCGACGTGGGCGGACAAGCTCGATCCTGAGAACGAGCTGTTCGCGTGGCGGACGACGCGGATTTTATGGGGGCGTTGGTACGAAGCGGCGTTTCACGTCGCGCAGGGGACGTTCACGATTCAGAGGCAAGAGTGGGTGCAGATCCATAAAGAGCGGCGATCGGGAACGGCGCTCATTGCGACGATCACGATTCAGTCGCCGATGTATTCCGACGAGTGGATTATCATCCCGGTTGCGGACGCTCCGCTCGATTCGCCGGCTCGGTTCGTCGTCGACGTCGAGGAGCTCGACGTGACGGAGCAGGTCATAAGCGGACCGGCGGCGCCGATCGCCGTCGCGGCGACCACGGGCCCGATCACACTGAGTGGCGAGCAACCGATCGACGGGATTCCGCTCGTGAGCGGCGCGATCGCGCTCGTGAAGGATGAGCCGGACAAGACGCGCAACGGGCTTTACGTCGTCGACGTGGGCGCATGGGTGCGCACCGCGGATGTACTCGCGCAAGGGTTCTTCGTGACTGTTGCGCCCGGCGGAACGGCCAACGGTGACACGGGTTGGCGGCTCATAACTTCCGATCCTGTAGTCGTCGGCGTCTCGCCGCTCGTGTTCGAGCTGTACGGGCCTTTCCGTGTAACCGAAGAGGATTAGTCAGATGACACAACCTGCAGTCACTATTACGGAGATCGACAACGCGCTCGGCGTGTTGCCGGACAGCGAGGGGGCGTTGCTTGCGTTGATCGGTACGTCGTCAAGCGGACCGCTCAACATGCCAGCGACGTACGGTCGAACGAAGTCGCTACAAGCCGATTTTGGAGCGGGCGATCTCGTCGAAGCGGGTGCGCGCTCGATCGAGCTGTACGGGCGTCCGATCGTCGTGATTCGTTGCGCGGCGGCGACACCGGGCGCGATCGGGACGTTGACGTTTACCGGAACCGGAACGTCGGTCATTACCGCCGACGTCACAGCGGCGCCAGCACAGGCTTACAACGTGAAGGTGACGTTCGTCGGACCGGGCACGGTCGGAACCGCCGGCATCACGTATCGCTACACGATCGACGGTGGTCGCAACGTGAGCGCGTTGCAGTCGCTAGGCGCCGCGACGACGCTCACTATTCCGGGGACCGGGATCGTGCTCGCGCTTGCGGCTGGAACGATCGTCGCGAACGACGCTGTAACGTTCACGACGTCGGCGCCGACTGCGGACGTCGCTGGCATCACGGCGGCGATCGACGCGCTGGCGCTGAGTGTCGTGAACTGGCGTATCTGCTTCATTGTTCCGCCGGTCATTCAGAACGTCGCGCTCGCGATCGATCAGAAGTTTGTCGGGCTGCAGGCGAACCACAAGCCGCGGATGTATATCGCGAACGCTCGTTTGCCGACGACTGGCGAAACCGAAGCGGCGTATCTGGCGGCGTTGTCGTCGGAGTGGGGATTGTTCGCGACGACGTTCGGCTCGATCTGCGCAGGCGCTGCGACGATCGCATCATCGATCGACGGCAAGATTTACACGCGCCCGGCGTCGTATGCCGTGGCGCCGCTGCAGAACATCGTCTCGGAGGAAGTCGATATCGCCGATGTGAATCTCGGTGCGTTGCCGGGCGTTGCGCTCCGCGACGCGAACGGTAACCCGGTGCAGGGGCTACACGACGAGACGCTATTTCCAGGGCTGGACGATGCACGGTTCACGGTGCTTCGTACTTGGATCGGCGTCCAAGGGATCTACGTCAACCGGCCGCGCATCATGAGCGCGAGCGGGTCGGACTTCTATTTGATCCCACACCGGTTGATCATCAACATCGCGGAGGATGTGATTTATCAGTTCCTACTGCGCCGCGTGAATCAGGGGATCGTGCTCGACAAAAAGACGGGCTACATCCTGAAGTCCGAGGCGATGGAACTCAACGCAGGCGGGACGAACGCGCTTCGCTCCGCGCTTATGCCGGTCCCGAAGGTAAGCGACGCGTACTTCGAGGTGCAGCGTAACGACAACATCTTGTCGACGAAAACCATTCACGGGCGCGTACGAGTGCTGCCGCTCGGCTACGTTGAATATTTCGACGTAGAGATCGGATTTGTCAATCCAGCGCTGCAGGTGTTGTTTACGGCGTCGGCGTGAGGTTGACGTCAGATCAACAGGAGAGGCGCTAGATCATGGCAGATCAAGTTTTCATCAACGGCAATCAGATGTCTTGGGCTTCACTGAAAGTGAAGATCGCGGGACAGCTCATTATCGGATACACGGGGCTTACATACGGCGACAAGCGCGATCAAGCGCTCTTGTATGGTGCCGGTCGCGCGCAGACTCCGCGCGGCAAGACGAGCGGCGTGTATACGCCGGACACGTGCAAGATCACGGGGTATGTGTCGACGATCGCGGAGATGCGTCGAATGCTCGCGGAGCAGTCCGACTCCGGTACGGCATACGGCGGCGTAGTGTTCCAGGTCGTCGCGCAGTTCATAGAGAACGGGTCGGAAGATCCGCAAACGATCGAGATCAACGGGTGCACGTGGACGAGCAGCTCGGCGTCGTTCACGCAAGGCACAGAGGGGTTGCAAGAGGACGTCGAGTTTTTGCCGATGCAGATTTTGCGAAACGGCTTGGCGTTGTTCGAGCCGCAAGATCTGTGACGGGCGCGCGCGACACGAACATAGGGCGAAGGATAACGAATGGCTGACACTGCAATCACTACCACTGACACGCAACACGAGCCGACTGCAGAGGAGCGGCGGCTTGCTGAGATTGTCGCGAAGCGTGAGGCGATCGCGAAGGCGCGCGAGGATCGAGCGAAGGCGAAGGAGATCGAGCGCGCGCTCGAGGCGGAAGGCGTGGCGCTTGCCGACGATGAAGCGCTCGAGAAGCTCGAAGCGGAGTACGGCGAAGCCGGCAAAAAGATCATCATGCTTCGCACGAAGGCGGGCGGCGTGATTCTCAAGAAGCCGACACACGCGCAGTGGCGCGCGCATCAGGATAAGCAGCTGAAGCGTGGGCACGCGAACACAGACGAGTCGGAGAAGATCGTTCGGCAGTGCCGGCTCTATCCCGACGCGTCGCGGTTCGAAGCGATAATCGAAGAGTATCCGGGCGCGCTTGCTGCGTGCTTCGGCGCGTTGGCGACGCTCGTCGAAGGAGGTGCGGCGGAAGCCAATGCAAAATAGCGGCGGCGTTTCGAGCGTCGCACGAGAACCCGGCGATCATCGCGCAAGGGTTACTCGCGCTCGTTCGGTACGCTGTAACGTCCGACGACGAGCTCGATGACGAGCTCTTGACGCAAGCCAACATAGGGGCGCTTGGGGTCGCTGAGGGGCTTGCGTGCATACGGTGGATCGCGAAGGCGCTGTCTAAGGGATAGGTCGAGCATGGCGAAAAAGTCGAGTCAGACACGCGCAGTGCTGGAGCTGGAGCTCGACGCCGACGAGTTGAAAGCGGCGGCGGCGGATAGCGTCGCCGCGCTTGATCGTCTCGACAAAGAGCTTCGCAGCGCGACTAAAGATCTTGACTCGATGCAGAAGTCGCTAAAGCGATTGAAGCAAGGCGGCTATGAGAACTCACAGCAAGCGAAGGACCTAACGACGGCGATCGCGGCGACGCATCAACGGATTGCAAAAGCCGATGCGATGTATCGCGCGCTAGGCGGCAACGCTGCGAAGCTTGCTCGACAGAACCGATCGGCGGCGAAGTCGTTCCAGACGCTGTTGGAGGAGTCGGCGAAGGCGGGCGGTGCGATCGGGAGTTTTGCGAAGGTGTTGAGTGTGATCAGCGATCGGCTCGGCGCAAAGGGTGGCAAGGGAGCGATTGCGCGCGCGCTGGCGCTTGCTGCGGCGATGGCGTACCTCACGACGAAAACCGTGCAGGCTACGAAGGCGCTTTACCGCTATGGCGTGGCGCAAGCCGACGCGCGGCGGACCGAGCTGCTTGCGCTCGAGGGCATGACTAAGCGTCGTAACTTTTGGCGCATTCAAGCCGGCAACGCGCAACAGATGCAGGAGTCGATCGATCGGGTGTCGTCGTCGGTTGCGTTGTCGCGCGACAAGATCGCGTCGTATCAACAGGAGCTCTATCGGGCCGGGCTTCGCGCAAAGAATCTTGATCAAGCGTTGCTCGGCGTGTCGATGACAGCTTCGGCGCTCGGGCCCGAGGAAGCATCGTGGTTCGCGTACGTGGCCGGTGCGACGGCTCGAGCCGGCGGTAACATCGAGAAACTTACGAATACAGTGCGCAATCGGCTCGGCGGCATCGTGTCCAAGCAGATGAGCTCGCTCACTGTGCAGACGCAAAAGCTGCAGGAGTCATTCGCTGCGCTGTTTGCCGATCTACCGATCGAACCGCTGCTCAAGGCGAAGCGGGAGTTCAATGAACTTTTTTCGCAGTCGACAGAATCAGGGAAGGCGTTGAAGGCGTTACTCGGCGATTTGCTGACGCCGCTTATCCGAGCGGCGACCGTTGCGCGCCGCGTTATGAAAACGTTTTTCCAAGGTATGATCCTCGGCTTGCTCGAAGTCGAAGGCGCGATTCTCGACGTGCTCGTGTGGTGGAAACAGACTTTCGGCTTGCCGTTGCTGAAGTTCAAAACGGATTCGAAGCTTGTGTTCGAAGCGGCGCGGCTCGCGGTCAAGGGCTTTCTCGTGGTCGTGATTTTGATGACGCTGTGGCTTGGCGTCTTCGCACTCAAGATCGCGCCGACCGTGATCGGAGTGATCTGGAAAATCACAATGGCGATCAACTTCCTGGGCCTTCGCTGGGCCGTGGTCGCCGGCAAGTGGCTTGCCGTAGGCGCGTGGCGCGTGCTCGGAACTGTGATCATGTGGGTTGGCCGTCAGATCTTCTTTCTCGCCATGCGTGGCATTGGAAGCTTGATCGCCGGCTTCGTTCGCCTGTTGCCGATCGTCGCCAGCGCGGTGATTTCGTTCGGCGCGTTCCTAGTCGAGCTCTTGATCGCGGCTGCTCCATTCCTAGCTGTGGCTGCAGCGGCGTACGTGCTCGCGAAGGCCGTCGTGTGGTTGCTTGACTGGTTCTCCGGGACGAAGTGGGGAAAGAAGTTCAAGGAGATATGGGGGGCGTTTACCGAATGGCTGCAACCGATCGGCGACTGGTTCAAGTCGCTTAGCGACCGAGTTTCATCGTGGTTCGGAGAACAGAAAGACTCAGCGAAGGCGACCGGGCGCGATCTCGCGAAGTCACTGTCGAGCGGCTTCGACGATGGCATGCCGGACTTCGACTCGCTCAAGGGATACGGCAAAGGCTTAGGCGATGCGTTGTCGAGCGGCTTCGACGAAAGCTTGCCGGGCATGACAGGAGATCTCGACGCGTCGCTGTTGGCATCGCCGCCGAAGTTTGATCTCCCGTCGAAGCCGCCGACGCGCGGCTTCACGTCGAATACGACGAACCACTACTCGATCGGCGACATCAACATCACGCTCGAACCGAAGGAAGGCGAAGCGCCCGAGGATACCGGCAAGCGCGCGGCGGTGTCGTTCTCGACTTCGCTTATGGAACACCTTCGCACGGTCAATGATCAAATGGGCGGGCGTGACGTCGCCATGAGTACGCCATGACAAGTCCATTCATCGATCCGCAAAATCTCGACACGATCTTATTTGCCGGGAAAAAGTCGCCGGGGTTCTGTGAGATCGAGGGGCTCGAGGAAGTACGCAAGTTCGACGAGCGCGCAGGGTATGGCGTGGCGGGCGCGACCGTTACGTTCATGGGTCGCGGTATCTGTCACTTCACTGTCAGGCTTTACCTGTGGAATCAGAGCACGTGGCAAGCGTGGCTTGCGTTCAAGCCGGTCGTCGACAAGTTACCGATTGGCAAGAACGCCAAGGGGATCGAAGTCAAACACACGTTGATTAACAGCGTAGGGATCGCGGCGGTGTACGTCGAAGACTTGTTCGCGCCGACGCAGACCGAGCCGGGGCTATGGGTCGTCGAGCTTCGGCTCGTCGAAGCGCGAATGCCGTTCTTTCAAATGAGCGAACTCAACGGAGCCGAAGCGACGCAGAACGACGAGAACTCAGCGAAGATCAAAGCACAGCGACTCGCCAATCAGGCGCAGATCGATCTCTTGTCGCAACCGTAGATCGAGGCGAGCACATGACCGACTTCCACGTCACAGCCAACGGAGAACGCGTTCGATCGCTGAAGCTCACCGTGCCGAATCAAGGCGCGTGGCTTGCCGATATCGTGTTCGCCGAAGCTCCAGCGCTCGCATCGGGCGCAGCGGTCGATCTGAAGATCGGAGCGCAAACGTGGCGCGGCATCGTCTCCGAAGGCGAGAACGGAAGCTTCGCGCTTGCGCGACACTGCATGCTTCGTGGCGGTGCTGGCGCGTGGTCGCGTACGTTGCCGGCGAAGCACTATCACAACGACGCCGGGGTTCGCGCGTCGCTCGTCGCTGAGGACCTATGCCGGGAGCTCGGCGAGACGCTCGGGTCGTTCGTGCCTGCACACGACCGGCTCGGCGTCGACTATGTGAGGCAAGCCGGGCGCACGGCGGCGGGGACGCTCGAGGATATCGCCGGCGGTGTGCCGTGGTATGTCGCCGGCGACGGAACGACGAACGTCGGGCTTCGACCGGCGACGAGTGTCGACGCGTCGCGCTTCGAGCTGCTGTCGTTCGATCCGAAGCTGCGTGTCGCGACGATCGCGCTTGCGCAGTCCGAGCTCGGGCCCATTGGGATCGGCTCGATCCTTGTCGATCCGCGGCTCGATGCTGCGGCGACGATCCGTGAATACACGCTCGAGGTAGACGACGAGCGGCTTCGGCTGGTCGCGTACTGCGGTGGGAGCGACACCACCAAAGGCAATCTGTCCGCGCTCCTAACGTCGATCGTGCAGCGCATCATGGACGGTAAGCTGTTGGGCAAGTACCGCTACCGCGTCGTGCGTATGACTCCGAACGACCCGAACGGGCGCGTCGATCTGCAGATCGTAAACCAGTCGTCGAACCTTCCCGACCTTCGATACATCTCAATGTGGCCTGGTGTATCGGGCGCGCATGCGGCGCTGACGCCGGGCGTGGAAGTGCTTGTCGAATTCGTGGAAGGCGACCGGGCGCAACCTGTGCTCGTGGGCTTCGCTGGCAAGGGGAAGCCGGGACACTCGCCCGAGAGCATCACGTTTCGTGACTCGGGGATCGCGGCTGCGCGCGTCGGTTCGCAGGTTTCGGTTGCGCCGCAAGTCGGGCAACAGATCGTTCTGACAGCGGTAAGCAGCGCGGTAGGATCGGGCGCGTACACGTTTACGTTTTCACCCGTGGTAGTGGCGGCGGATGGTGCGACGACAGTGGAACCAGTGTTGACGGGGACGGTTCGCGACTCGAGTTCGAAGGTGTATCTGTGAACGAGCTTATGCGCACATCGCTCGAGGCGTCGATCTCGAAGCTCAAGCGGCGCGTTACGCCGCCGACGGGCGCGCTTGGGTGGGGCGTCGATCTGTCGTGTGTGTTCGATATCGATGCGAACGCGACCGAGGTTGATCCGCGTTCGATACTCGCGATCTCGCAAGCGGTGTTCCGGCGGTTCATCACTGCGCGCGGAACGCTCGACGACGATCAAGAGTACGGCTACGACATTCGATGGCTCGTGAATCGAGGGATCACAGCTGCATATGTGCCGCAACTGGCGAGCGATATCGCCGCCGAAGCGCGAAAAGATCAACGGGTCGCGCAAGCTGAATGCATATGCACGTTCAACTCCAGCACGCACAAGCTAACAGTCAGACTGCACATCACGGCGGCGAGTAGCGACGAGTCGTTCGATCTCGTGTTCAGCGTGACGGATGGTGATGTACTTGTGGAGAAGCTTCTATGACCACTCCATCAGCCTTCAACTTCGACGAGCTCGTTACGCCGGTCACTCCGGACGAAGCGGAGACGACGTATTACCAAGTGCTCGGAGCGCTCGGCGTTACGACGACGCAGTGGCAACCGGGCAGCGTTGTCCGAACGTACATCACGAGCACGGCGATTCACGTCGCCGCGCTATCCGAGGTGATGGCGGCGATCTCGCGATCGGGGTTTCTCGAGCTGAGTTCCGGCGAGTGGCTTCGACAGGTCGCGCACTACGTGTACGGGATCGACTATCTCCCGGCGACGTTCGCGAGCGGCGTTGTGACTCTCACGAACTCGGGCGGCGGCTTGTATGTGCTGGCGCCCGGCGATTTGATCTGCCTGAATCCGACGACGAAGAAGACGTATCGGAACACGTCGCCGATCACGTTGAATCCGTTGTCAGTATTGACAAACGTTCCGATCCTTGCCGAGGAAGTCGGCACTGATTCGAGCTCGGCGGCGCACGCGATATCGCAGCTGGTTACGACGCTGCTAGGCGTGGCTGTCGACAATCCGCTATCCGTCGTCGGGCGCGACGCGGAGACGAACGAGGAGCTTCGGTCGCGCTGCTACGCGATGTTGGGATCGTTGAGCCCGCTGGGCCCGTGGGATGCGTACCGTTATGCAGCCGTGAACGCGACGCGACCCGACGGTTCCAACGTCGGCGTGACACGTACGCAGAATCAAAAAGACGGCTATGGCAATCAGACGACGTTCGTCGCGACGCGCTCGGGCGGCGTTCCTGGGCTCGTGTCGAACCCAACGAGCGATCTCGGGATCGTCGACTATGAGATACAGCACAAAGCGGCGCCGCTGTGCGTCACGGCTCACACGTCGTCGGCGATCACGATCCCAACGCCAGTCACATACGAGGCGTGGATGTATTCGACGGCGAGCTTCACCGCCGCCGAAGCGCAGGCTTTGATCTCCACTGCGCTCGACGATTTGTTCTCAGCGAACCCGATCGGCGGAGCGCTACTCGTCGCGACTGACACGACCGGGTTTCTTTTCCGTGATGCGATCATCGCCGCGATCAAGGGTGCGATACCTGAGATTTATCACGTGACGTTGAGCGCTCCAGCGTCCGACGTCGCGCTCGTGATCGGGCGCGTTGCTACGCGAACGACGACGACGCCAACGATCCATATCGTCGCGCCGCCCGAAGGCTTCGGAGGTTAGATCGAATAAGCATGGCGACCGAAGCCGCATACGAAGCCGTCGAGCTGCTTGTGTTTCGCGAAGCGATTCGCGCCGCTTCGCCGTTGTGGCTGTCGACTGGCTACAACGAGAAGATCCTATTCTCGGCGCACGCGCTACTCGACGCGACCGGCTCGGCGACGCAGCAAGGCATACTCTGCCGCTTTCCCGGCGTCGCGCTCGACGAGTCGCTTCCGTACATCGGCAAAGAGCGGCGCATTCGTCGCGGTCTCTACGAGGACAATCCGACGTACGCCGACCGGCTTCGGTACTGGCTTCGCGATCATCGGTTCCGCGGTGGTCCGTATGCGCTCTTGAATCAGCTGTATCTGCACTACAAGCCGCACGGGTTTCCGATCGATCTCATTTACGCATCGGGCAAGCGCTACTCGATCACAGCGACGAACCCGACACCGGTCGAGAGTCAGATCGTGTGGTCGCAAACGGGTTCGCCGAAGTGGGCACAATGGACGCTGATTTACTACACGGACCAGTTCTCCGGCGCGTTGACGCCGGACCAGATCGCGGACCTTGGCGCCATTCCGCGCGAATGGAACACGGCCCACGCGATCGGAACGATCATCGTACTGCCGACCGGCGGAGAGCTATGGGATTCGCCGCCGCCCGCTGCGTGGGATACGCCGCTGCCGAGCACGTGGAGCTCCGCGCTAGGGCCGTCACAGATCATCAACATATGACAGTCGACAGTCAGGGAGCGAAGCCATGTCTCACGTACTAACCGAAGCTGCAACGTTTGACCCGACCGTAACCGTTCCCGATGGAACCGACTCGGGCGCAGTGCGCGCGGCGAACGTGACTGCGATCTCTCAAGTGCTCGCGAACCGTTCGCGGTACTTGAAACTACTCGCCGATGGAGCCGCGCAAAAGTCCGGCGGCAACACGTTCACGGGAACGAATACCTTCGGAGCGGTGAACACGGCGGCTCTCACGGCAACGTCACTCACCGTCACGCCGGGCGCGACGTCGCTCGCAGATCTCACGGCAACGTCACTCACGGTGACGGGAGCAACGGACCTTCACTCGTTGACGGCGGACACTGGAGTCGTGTCGGGGGAGCTGTCGGCAGGCGACTTTCTGTACGCTGCGCCGAAAGCGGAGCGGCGCATTATCGGGGCATCGGCTGGCGCGAACGTAACGAGCGCGCCGTCAAACTATAACGCGTATCTCGACGTTAGCAGCGAAGTGCGCTTCAACGGGACGTTTGGCGGTGTATGGGAGATTCCCTTTGCGGTTCCGAACGGAGCACACCGCACGAAGATTTGGGTGTTCGGACATCAACCTGCAGGGCAAGTCGCGCTGACTTTCTCGCTGTATCTTCGGTCGTACTCTTTCAGTAGCGGCGCGGTTGCACAGACGGTATTGGTGGACCTGACTAGCTTTGATGTTGAGGGCGATTTGGCTGCGGCGTTGTGGACCGGCGATGCGTTTTGTCCTGCGGACAGTGCGACCATGCATCTTGTTGTGAGTGGCGCGGCGGCGAGCTCGTCGCTGTTTCGCGCGATGGCAGTCGATTACACCGACTTCGGCCCGAGCAGTCACCCCTAAGAGGAGCTCAAGACATGTCTTCGTATCTCGATGCCCTACTATCTGGAGCTTCGGCGGCAACCAAGCTTGCAACGTCGACGAGCGGCGTCGTCGTCGACGTAGGCAACGCGCCGCCGCCGCTCGCGAACCAGGTGCTAACCGCAACGTCGTCGACTACCGCGACGTGGCAAAACGCGCCAGCAACCGGCGATCTCGAGACGAACGTGCCGGGCGCTCCTGTGGATATCGGCGGAGCGGCGCCGCCCGTTCCCGGACAAGTGCTCACGGCAGTCGACGCGGAGCATGCTATTTGGCGGGTCCCCGGACTGCACTACGATCCGTCGATCAAGTTTTGGACGAGCTCTGTCGGCTCGGCGACGATCACTTCGGGCACGTGGGGCTTCGTGCTGCAGCCACCCGCTGCGACCGATCCGGTCGTCGTCTATATCGTGTCGTCGCTCGAGGCGCCGCCCGTCGACGCGCGCTTCGCGTTGTACGTAGGGCGGGACGTCACGGTGCCAGTGACGATCAACGTCTTGGGCGCATCGCAGATTCAAGGGCTCGATGGTGTGCTCGGGACGAGCGCAGCTCTGTTGCCGGGCGCTGATTACGAGTGGGTTTTTTATCACGAGGACGGCGCCGCACTTTGGGGGCTCGTGAGTGACACGGCCGGTGTCGGGAAGCGCTTGATCACTAACGCCGGGTTAGTCGAGCTCGGAGGTTCGGCGCCGCCGAGTCCCGGCGACGTGCTTACGGCAATCGATGCAGGTAACGCAGAGTGGCTACCGCCGGGCGGCGGTGGCGGTGGGCTCGTTTTGGGCTCGGGCTCAAGCCCCGACTTCGGGGAATGGGTTAACGCGTCGACTGGAGTCGAGTCGATGTTGCCCGATCCCGATGAGGCCGATCGGCGCGTTGCGATCTACGTGTCGCGCGGTACGACGGGCGCAAGTGTGACGTGTGCCGGCGCGTCCTTGATGATCGATCGCAACACCGTCAACGACGCACCGCTTCGGCCGGGCGCTTGGTACGAGTGGGTGTCTCGAGACTTCGGAGAGGACATTCGCTGGGTGCCCGTCGGCGGCTCAGGCACCTCGGCACGCCCGCCGCTCGAATACCCGATTCAACCTTACGGTGCGCTTGAGCCCAACCAATGGGTCTTGTCGAGCGATGTCGGCGGCGCCGTGAACATGCCGCAAAGTCCAAAACACGGGGACTCGTTCGCCGTGTACGTGGACGGCGAAGGCTGCGGAATGATCCCAGCAACGGGGCACTCAGTTGAGTCGCCCGACGGAACCGAGACTGTACTGTCGCCCGACAATCTCAGCGTACCCGGCGCGTCTTACTACGAGTGGATATGGATCGCGGGAGACCTAACGTGGCGCACACGGCAAAACGTGCTCGTGCTGCGGCCCGATGCTGTGGCCAGCGCGATTCGCGACGACGACTCGACGTCAGTGTTCGACGTAGGCGATAAGAAGATCGCGAGCGTGCTTGAGCCTATCGATCCGAACGACGCCGCCACGAAGGCATACGTCGACGCGAAGGCTGGTGTTCTGCCAACGGTCCCGGCGTCTGACATCTCAACTAGCATCGCGCCGCTGCACTGGTGGCGCGCGGACAACACCGTGCAGACCGGCGGTCTAGTCGATACAATCGTCGACAACGGCACATCGCCAATAAACTTTACGCAGACCGGCGCGGCGCGCTGCCCCGTAGCTACGGATGGCCTTAGCCATGACTACCTCGCGTTCGACGGAGCGGCTGACTACTACTTGGCAGGTGTCGCGTCGAACTGGGCGTTCATGAGCGACGGCACAACCAACACGCTCGCGCTCATATTTGCGCAACCTACGATCGCAGGCGCCGACCAGACGCTAATCGCAACTGCAGGCTTCGACCCGTCGAAAATCGGATTTGAGCTCATATGGTCTGTGGTGTCGTCTACTCAGCAAGGACCGAGCTACGCCGTGTCACGCGCTTCGTCGCCCAACTACGTGCTGTTTGTCGAAGACCGATCTCTGTATCAGCCGATTCAGGTTTTCATTCTGCGCAACGTCGGCGCGGGGCTCGAGCTGCGCAATCTGGGTGGATGCACATCCGGCGCGAACACAGTGCAAGTCCGGCGGAACGGAGTCATGCGGACGACGTCCTATCGCAATGCCAGCTTCGGCTTCAACTCTGCCGCGCCGAGCCACACGCTTTCGCTAGGCGCGCGCAACACAGGGGCGCAGACTCAGTTTAGCTCGGCGCGGATCTATGACGTCGTGCTCGACAACAAAGTATGGAGCGACGATCAGTGCTTGGTGTTTGAGCGTTACGCTCGAGGTAAGGGCGTGGTGCTCTAACAAGGTCCGGGTCCGAGTGACGGAGGTGCATCGTGGCTGACTTCATCGTCGTACCGAATCCGAACTCGACGCCGGTTTTGAAAGTCACGGTCAGTGACGGACCGGGACCGGTTGGGCCGCCGGGACCACAAGGGCCGGAAGGTTCGCCGGGCGCGGATGGCGCGACCGGACCGCAAGGCGACGTCGGTCCGGTGGGTCCAGCGGGCGCGGATGGCGCGACCGGACCGCAAGGTGACGTCGGACCGGTAGGTCCAGCGGGCGCGGACGGTCCGCAAGGCGACGTCGGTCCGGTAGGTCCAGCGGGCGCGGACGGTCCGCAAGGCGATCCCGGTCCAACGGGTTCGACCGGTCCGCAAGGCGACGTCGGACCGCAAGGGCCAGCGGGTCCGCAACCACCACTTGCGACGACTGCGCCGCTCGACATCGGCACTACTGCGATCGGCGTGCTTGGGACGGCGGCGCATGCGGACCACGTGCACGCGCATGGGGTGCAGGCGGGCGGGACCGCGCATGCGCTTGCTACGACTAGCGTGGCGGGGTTTGAATCGGCGGCGGACAAGGCTGCGATTGATGCGTTTAGCGTGAGCAATAAGCTAAATGTTCGTGCGGTTGCGGTTGGTAACGTCGCGCAGCAGCTGGCAGGTGGAACGGCGACGATCGATGGAACTACGTGGCCGGTCGGCACGCGTCTCTTGCTGACAGCGCAATCGAACGCGGTTGACAACGGACTGTACACAGTCAGTCTGTCGCCATGGCCCCGCGCTCCCGATGCGGACACCACTGAAAAGCTAGCGCCGGGGACGCGCGTCTATGTTGAGACTGGCACCAACTTTTCCAGGACGGTTTGGGCTCTCGTAACCAATCCAACATTTGTACTAGGGACAACACCGCTCGCGTTTGCCGCCATTGGTGCGGCGCGTGGCACGGCATCACCTTCAATTGTCTCTCCCGTAAGTAGCAGCTCGAATGGTTCCGGCTATACATGGGCGCCTGTTGACCACGTGCACGGGATTGTTGCTTTAGATCCGTCGCTAAACAATTTCCGACTATCAAACAACGCAACCAGCATGCCAACGGATGGCAGTGCTTCTACCGTCACATTGGCACTGCACAACGGGAACCGCATAGCGCTGTATGACGGCGTGTCGTGGCAAACCGTCACCATAGCGGCCGGGGCAAGCATCGCCGTTACCGGTCAGACGGCTGGCATTCCATGCGATGTTTTCTGCGCCTATTCATCACTAACAAATGCAAACTTGGTGCTGGCGCCATGGACCAACGCAACCACGCGTGCAGCCAGTCTCGTCCAACAGAATGGCGTGTGGGTGAGGTCCGGCTCGGTTACGCAGCGATACGTCGGAACGATTCTGCCTGACTCGGCGACCACGTTCTCGCATGTCTCGGCGGCCAGCGGCGCTAGCAGTCCGGTATGCGGCATCTGGAATGCAAGCAACCGCATTCGCGGCCAGTTCACGTGGACGCCAACCTTCGACAGTTGGACGATCCCGACAGCTGACACGTGGCAGTCAATCAACGCCCAAGCATCGGCGAAAATCCAGCTGGTGCAAGGTCTAGCGATCGACACCATAGACGTCGAGCACATCGCAGCCGTAAACGCGGCCGGCGCATCGGCGACGATCGGCATCGGCCTAGACTCGACTACCGTGCCAACGGGGCTGCGTGACATGTCGAGCGTGAGCGGGTCGCTCGTGCCGCTGCGCGCACGTCTAGCGCAACGGCTCGCCGCGCCCGGCATGCACAACCTAACCGCGCTCGCCAACGCGACGAGCACCGCGGCGATTTACTACGGCGCGCATGGCGCCATGCAGGGCGGCTTGACTGCCGAGCTTTGGTTTTAGGTGCCGACATGCAAACACAAACGCTCAACTACATCTCAGCGTCGATCGGCGTGCGATGCACGATCGGCACTTCGCTATCATTCTCGCTTGGCATCCAGAACCGCGACGGCACGCCGTTCGATCTCGCCGGCTACACGCTATCGGCGCCGATCGAATCGCCACACGTCGAAGGCGTGGCGCCGCTCGTGGCGTCGTTTAGTCTGAGCGTCGATCCGGTCACGTCGACGATCACGCTCTCACTCGACGGCGGACAAACGCGCCAGCTTGGCGCGGCGTACATCGGCACTCCGATCCCATGGGCTTGGTATCTGTGGGGAGAGAACGTCGTCGGCGGAACGGTGCTGGCGCGTGGCGAGCTCCTGTTGTTCCACGCGTAACGCCGGACACGGCGGCGTGCTAGGCTGTGTGCGTGTGTGGTGGTGTGGTGGTGACTGGGGTGTGTGGTGGTGATTGCTCGCTCTCACGACGACCGGCGTTGCGCTCGTATCGCCCTATGAGCGGACGCCGGTCGATCGACTTCGAGCTCGAAGCGAACGCCGCCCGACTGTCGCCGCCGCCGCGAACCTGGAAAGCCGGACAAGGGATCGCTCCGCGGATTGTCCGGAATGAATCTCGCCGGACAAGATCGATTGTCCGCTTGTCCGGAATGACAGCAAACCGGACAGCGTGGTACGTCCCGGTCGCTGGCCCTTTCGGCCGGCGAGCAAAGGAAGTACCCACACATGGCACACGGAACACACGGGACGAACGAGAACGAGAACACGGCGGCGGCGATCGACGGCGGCGTCGAAGCGGATACGAGCGGCGCGGAGCAATCGATCGAGTCGTACGAGACGTGGTCGCTCGACATGCTCCACACAGCCAAGGCGGGCGGCGATGCTGCGATGCGTCGCGCCGTGACACGGGTGCTGGCGTACCGGCAAGCGATCGCGGCGGCGTCGTCCGAGGATCGCCGGGACGTGGCGCCCGAGTATCGGGTGTCCGTTGGGAAGTCGCGGTTCGGGACGCCGGTCCCGACGGTTACGATCCGCGGCGAAGGTGGCGCTCGAGTGATGTCCGCCGCCGCACACGAGCTGTGCGCTGACGTTGAACGGGCGCTCGCTTCGACGCCGGAACAATGGACGGTCTCCATGATGGCGGGCGGCACGTTTGCCGAGGTGTCGCTTGGGCTGCTCATGGGAACGGCGATCGAGACGAAGCGGGCAGTCGCGGTGCTCGAGTCGATCACGGGTCGCCGGGCGCGCACACGCCGGGCTCGGTCGGACGGCGAAGCGGGCGGCGAAGCGGCGGGCGCGAACGGCGAAGCGGGCGGCGGCGAATCGGACGAGTCGGGTTCGTCGAACGGGTCGGGCGGCTCGAGCTCGGGCAGCTCGGGCGCGACCGGCGACGATCCGCACGGTGGTCGCATCCGCCGCCGCCGCCGGGCGCAGTTCCGGGAGCTCGCCGGTCGGGACGCGACGACCTTCGAGGCGCGCTTGCTCGCCGGGGATCGAGCGGCCATGCCGGCTTGCGCGCAAGCAGTCGTCGACGGTGGCGAGCGCTCGGCGGAGTTCTGGGTGTGGCTGAGTGAGCAGTTCCGGGAGCAGAAGATCGACGGCGTAAAGTGAGCTAAGGCGGCTCACGTTCTGGAAAGAAAAAGCCCCCAGCGACCGGTCGGTCACTGGGGGCTTCGTCGTTCTGGAGCTCGAAGGCTAGGCCGCTTCCGTCTCGTCGGCGTCGGTCGCTTCGAGCACAGCGCCAGCAAGCGCGAGCGCTGCAGCCTTCACGGGGGCGCCGCCCATTGCAGCTTCGAGCACTTGCTTTGCGAGCTTATGAACGGCCGGGTTTTGAAGTGGCCACACATTGGCCACATTCTGACCTAAGTGTGCGGAATCAGATTGGATGCTGTTGACTGTTAATCGAGTGGTCGTAGGTTCGAGTCCTACTTCCGGAGCTGAATGATAACAAGCACTTAGGTCAGTAGGGTTCCGGGATGAGTTGGCCAAAGTTTGGCCAATCTTCGGAGCGCCCGGATTGATCTGCGCCGCCGCTCGGAGCTTCGCGTCGTTCGTTAGGTGAGCGTACCGGTCTTGGGTCACCTTGACGTCGGAGTGTCCCAAAAACTCTGACACCATTTTGATGTCCCAAGCTGGTCCCCAGCTTCCGCTGAGCAAGTGCGTCGCCGCGGTGTCGCGGTGATCGTGGAAGCGCGTTCGGCTCGAGAGCTCAAGCTTCGAAACCCATCCCGGCTTCACCTGCAACACACCGTCTGCATCGCGGAACGGTGTGTCGGCCCAACCAAAATCGTAACCGCGCGCGAACATCTTGTCGGCTTGTGAGCGCTT